AATTAAATCAAATAAAATGAGTAAAAAAATCACAGAACAAGAATTAACTAAAATTCAAGAACAACAATTAGAACTTAATAAAGTTTTAGGAACTATAGGTTATCTATCAGCTCAAAAGCATTCAGAGTTACATAAAGTAGCTGGAATTAATGAAAATATTAATGAGCAAAAAAGATTACTTGAAGAAAAATACGGGCCTGTAAATATTAATTTAGAAGATGGTACTTACACAGAAGTAGAAACTGATGGCAAGTAATATAAGAAAAATAAGTATAGGATCTGATTATAAGAATGACGCCATGCATTATGCTGTAGGACAGCAAGTGTATGGTGGTCATACTATTTCTAATATTATATTTGAAGATCAAGATAATTCTTATAATATCTACATAAAAAAAGAAGACGAGGTGTTGCCTTGGAAGAAATTTAATGCTCACATGTCTATATCGGTTGAGTATGATTTAGAATATTAATGAGAAGCTTAGATTGTTTTATAGTTAAGCCGTTAGGTGAAAGATATAATAATGATGTTGAAGTTGGTGAAAAGAAATTAATAACTAATGCCAACATAGAAAGCTTTCGTCACATAAATAAAAAAGCGGTAATTGTAGAAACCCCCAAGAACTTTAAATCTCCTATAAAAAAAGGCGATGTGGTTCTTATTCATCATAATATATTTAGAAGATATTATGGTATGAGTGGGAAAGAAAAAAATGGTAGTACATACTTTAAGGATGATATGTACTTTGCGTACCCAGAACAAATATACGTGTACCAGAGAAACAATAAATGGTACACAAATGAGAATTATTGTTTTGTAGCACCTATTGAAGAAACAGACCATTTAAAGCCTGAAAAAGAACAAAAGCATATTGGTATATTAAAATATGGAAACAGTGAGCTAGAGGCGCTTAATATAACCCCTGGTGATCTAGTTGGATTTAAACCACTACGTGAGTTTGAATTTGTGTTTGACAAGCAAAGGCTTTATTGTATGAAATCAAATGATATTGTAATTAAATATGAACGTAGAGGAAACGAAAAGGAATATAATCCAAGCTGGGCAGAAAGCAGTTGAAGAGTTAATTAAAGTAGCTAAAGAGGCTATTGTTGATTCAGATGATGACATATCTGCTGATAGATTAAAGAATGCAGCGGCTACTAAAAAGCTAGCTATATTTGATGCGTTTGAAATACTTAATCGTATTGAAGAGGAGGAGGGCTACTTAGAGACGAAAGATACCAATAGTAAACAAGCTAAATTCAAAGGCTTTGCTGAAGGAAGATCGAAATGAGTTACAATCAGCAATTAGTAAAATCATTACCTAACCATATAAAAGATAGTGTTATTAAAAAAAATAACAAATCTAAAAAATGGGCATACGGATACAACGAAGATTATGACGTTGTTGTAATAAGCAAAACTGGTCAAATAGAGGAAGTTATTGAGATTCAAAATCTTAAAATCGCTTTACCTAAAAAAGAAGAGCAAGTTAAATCTGAATCTAAAAAATGGGAAAGAATACCTCATCCAAGTGAATTAATAAAGATAAAAAACGTAGCTGACTGGGAAGCAAAGCCGGAACATTTTAAAAATAAATGGTATGATTATATTGACAAAGAGTTTAGAAGGCGTGAAGAAGGTTTTTGGTTTTATAACAAAAATAAGTATATCTATATTACTGGTTCTCATTACATGTACTTGCAGTGGTCCAAAATTGATGTTGGGGCAGCAGACTTTAGGGAATCAAATAGATTATTCTACATATTCTGGGAAGCTTGCAAAGCGGACACGCGATGTTACGGAATGTGCTACCTTAAAAACAGAAGGAGTGGATTTTCGTTCATGTCCTCAGCTGAGACTGTTAACCTCGCGACAATTTCCTCGGATTCACGGTTTGGAATATTGTCAAAGTCTGGCTCTGACGCTAAGAAGATGTTCACAGACAAGGTCGTACCGATATCCGTCAACTACCCCTTCTTCTTTAAACCCATCCAGGACGGTATGGACAGGCCCAAAACTGAGCTTGCCTATCGCGTCCCCGCTTCAAAGCTTACTCGTAAGAAACTTGAAGCCAACGAAGCACGAAAAGAACTTGAGGGATTAGATACAACTATTGACTGGAAAAACACGGGCGATAACTCTTATGATGGTGAAAAATTAAAACTACTAGTACACGATGAAAGTGGAAAGTGGGAAAGGCCAGACAACATATTAAATAACTGGCGAGTAACCAAAACAACATTAAGACTAGGTAGTCGAGTTGTTGGTAAATGTATGATGGGAAGTACATCAAATGCTTTAGACAAAGGAGGTGAAAATTTTAGAAAACTTTACAATGATTCAGATGTTACCCAAAGAAACGCCAATGGACAGACTCGCTCAGGATTATATTCTTTGTTCATACCTATGGAATGGAACTACGAGGGTTACATTGACGCTTATGGCTTACCTGTATTCGACACGCCGGTCAGCCCAGCTATTGGTCCACAAGGAGAAAAAATAAAAATAGGCGTAATAGAATATTGGAATAATGAAGTAGAAGGTCTAAGAGATGATCAAGATGGCTTAAATGAATTTTATAGACAATTTCCAAGAACTACAAAGCATGCGTTTAGAGATGAAGCAAAGCAATCGCTTTTTAATCTAACAAAAATATACGAGCAAATAGATTATAACGAAGATCTAAGAAACACTCAAGCAGTAACTCAAGGCAATTTTTATTGGGAGGGTGGTATTAAAGATTCTAAAGTTATGTTTGCTCCTAATAAAGAAGGTAGATTTTTTATATCTTGGATACCTGATTTAGCTTTACAAAATAACGTGCTATTTAAAAATGGTATACGATGGCCAGGGAATGAGCACATTGGTGCTTTTGGCTGTGATAGTTACGATATATCCGGTACTGTTGATGGCAAAGGCTCTAAAGGAGCTTTACACGGATTAACCAAATTTAGTATGGAAAATGCTCCGGTTAATACATTTTTTTTAGAGTATATTTCTAGACCACAAACAGCAGATATATTTTTTGAAGATGTATTAATGGCTTGTGTATTTTATGGAATGCCTATATTGGCTGAAAATAATAAACCTAGATTATTGTATCATTTCAAAAGAAGAGGATACAGAGGTTTTAGCATGAACAGACCAGATAAACTTAATTTGTCCGTAACTGAAAGAGAAATCGGTGGAATGCCTAACTCTAGTGAAGATATAAAACAAGCACATGCTGCAGCTATAGAAGCTTACATAGAAAATCACGTAGGCTTAACTGAAAAAGGTTATGGCACTACTTATTTCCAACGAACACTAGAGGATTGGGCAAAATTTAATATAAACAATAGAACTAAGCATGATGCGTCTATAAGCTCTGGTTTAGCCATAATGGCTTGCAACAAGAACAAATACAGACCATCCCCAAAAAGAGTGTTAAAATCAACTCCTTTAGGAATAAAAAAATATAACAATAGAGGGTCAAGCTCAAAAATAATGTAGATGATATCAACCAATTATAACAGCTCATTTCCAGATCAGGTGGTACCGGATGAGGAAAAGCAAACATTAGAATACGGTATTAAAGTAGGTCAGGCTATTGAGTTTGAATGGTTCCGAAATAACAGAAGTGGAGGTGATAGATTTTTATCTAATTACCAAAACTATCATAGGTTAAAGCTTTATGCTAGAGGTGAACAATCAATACAAAAGTACAAAGATGAATTAGCTATAAATGGTGACTTGTCTTACTTAAACTTAGATTGGAAACCTGTGCCTGTAATATCTAAATTTGTAGATATTGTTGTTAATGGAATGTCTCAAAGAGCTTACGAGATCAAGGCTTTTGCTCAAGATCCGGAATCTTTGCAGAAAAGAACCAAATACGCAGAAAGAATAATGCGGGATATGGCTGCTAAAGAGTTTTTAAACAACGTAAAGAATACTCTAGGGATTGACATGTACTCTACCAACCCTGAAGAATTACCTAAAGATGTTGCGGAGCTGTCTCTTAAAATGCAACTAGAATTTAAAGAGGCTGTAGAAATAGCAGAAGAGCAAGCTATAAATACAATATTAGATAAAAGTAAATACGATGAATCTAGGAAGAGAGTTATATATGATTTAGTCACATTAGGTATTGGATGTACGAAAACTAGCTTTAATTTAACGGAAGGTATAAAAACAGAATACGTTGACCCCGCTAGCTTAGTTTATTCTTATACTGAGGATCCTAATTTTGAAGATATATATTACGTAGGTGAAGTTAAAACAATATCCATACCTGAACTAAAAAAGCAATTTCCTGATTTAACAGCAGAAGATTTAAAGCAAATAAATAAGTTTGGTAGCTCTAGCAATTATATGCGAGGCTATAACGGAGGGCAAGGTAATGATGATCAAGTTAATGTACTGTTTTTTGAGTACAAAACATATAGCGATCAAGTATTTAAAATAAAGCACACAGAACAAGGTCTTGAAAAGGCTTTAGAAAAAACAGATACATTCAATCCGCCTAAAAACGATAACTTTGATAAAGTAAGTAGAAGTATAGAGGTTTTATATAGTGGTGCTAAGATACTTGGACAAAATATGATGCTTAAGTGGGAATTGGCTAAAAATATGACCAGACCAAATTCAGATACTACTAAAGTTAAAATGAACTATTCTATTTGTGCACCTAGAATGTACAAAGGAAAAGTACAATCATTAGTGAGTAGAGTTACAGGATTTGCGGATATGATTCAGCTCACTCATTTAAAAATACAACAAGTATTATCAAGGATGGTTCCAGACGGAGTATATCTTGATGTGGACGGTTTGACAGAAGTTGATTTAGGTAACGGAACCAATTACAACCCTCAAGAAGCCCTTAATATGTATTTCCAAACAGGTAGTATTATAGGTAGGTCACTTACGCAAGATGGTGATTCAAATAGAGGTAATGTGCCTATTCAAGAATTACAATCATCTAACGGACAAGCTAAGCTGAGTGCTTTGATAAGTACGTATCAGTATTACCTGCAAATGATTCGGGATGTAACCGGATTAAACGAAGCAAGGGACGGAAGTACTCCAGATAAAAACGCTTTGGTTGGCTTACAAAAAATGGCAGCTGCAAATTCAAACACGGCTACAAGACATATATTACAAGCTCAATTGTTTTTAACATTATCCACTTGTGAAAATATTGCGCTACGCTTAGCTGACGCATTAGCATATCCATTAACGGCTCAATCATTAAAACAATCTATAAGTACTTATAACGTAGGAACTTTAGATGAATTGTCTACATTACAGTTGCACGATTTTGGTATATTCTTAGAGTTAGAACCAGATGACGAACAGAGAGCTCAAATGGAAGGCAACATACAAACAGCATTGTCAGCTGGGTTAATTGGATTAGATGACGCTATAGACATTAGAAACATAAAAAACATTAAAACAGCTAATGAATTTTTAAAAGTACGTCAACAACAAAAAGCTAAAAGAGAGCAAGAAGCACAACAAGCAAATATACAAGCACAAGCACAAGCCAATTCTCAATTAGCTCAAGAAACAGCTTTAGCTGAAACGCAAAAACAGCAAGTTCTTACAGAACAAAAAATACAACTAGAGCAAGCTAAAATGCAATTTGATGTTCAGAAGCTACAACAGGAAGCTGCTATAAAGAAGCAATTAATGCAAACGGAGTTTGATTTCAACATGCAACTTGCTATGGTAAATTCACAACAGCAAACAGCGAAAGAAAATAACAAAGAAGATCGTAAAGACGGTAGGGCTAAGATAGTAGCTTCACAACAAAGTGAATTAATTAATCAGAGACAAAATAATTCACCACCAAAGAACTTTGAATCATCTGGAATGGATGTATTAGGAGGTTTTGGATTGGAACAATTCGATCCTAAATAAAAGTAAATTTTTAACTATTTAATTATATTATATTATGTCAGAAGTAAAACAAGAAGGGGATTTTAAAATTAAAAAGAAAAGCCCTAGAAAATTCTCAAATGAGCCAAACGCTCCAACAAAAATTGATTTAAGTCAACCTAAAGAAACAGATGTTACTAAGGTAGTAATTGATCAAGCAGAAGAAAAAGAAGTTGTTGCAGAACAACCAACTATTGTGGCAGAGGAGCAAGCGCAAGTGCAAGTGCAAGAATCAGAGCAACCGGTTGTATTGCAGGAAATAACAGAAGAAGAAGTTCAGCAAGAAACTAAAAAAGTAGAAGCTGAAATTAAAGAAGCAGTAAGAGACGAAAGAGTATCTGGAAAACCGTTACCGGAAAACATAGAAAAATTAGTTACTTTTATGGAAGATACCGGTGGAACTGTACAAGATTTTGTACGTTTAAATGCGGATTATACTAATATAAGTGAAACTGCTTTATTAAAAGAATACTATTCAAAAACAAAACCTTATTTAGAAGGTGATGATGTGAATATTTTGTTAGAAGACTTTTCATATGATGAAGAGTTAGATGACGAAAAAGATATACGCAAGAGAAAAATTGCGTTTAAAGAAGAAGTTGGAAAAGCCAAACACTATTTGGAGGGGCTTAAGAGTAAATATTACGACGAGATCAAGTTGAGACCGGGCGTTACTCAAGAGCAACAAAAAGCAGTTGATTTTTTCAACCGATACAAAGAGGAAGAGCAATTAAATACGCAGTCAAGAGACGCCTTTGTAAATGGTACCAACGATTATTTTTCTAGTGATTTTAAAGGTTTTAATTTCAATTTAGGAGAAAAGAAATTTAGGTATTCTATAAAAGACGCTGACAATGTAAAAGCAAATCAATCTGATCTAAAGTCCGTAGTTGGAAAGTTTCTAAATGAAAAAGGGCAAGTTAAGAATTATGCTGATTACCATAAAGCGATTTATGCTGCAAGAAATGCGGACACCATAGCCCAGCACTTTTACGAACAAGGAAAAGCTGATGCTATTAGAGACATAACGGCTAAGTCAAATAACATTCAGACGGATGTTAGGCAATCAGTCCCTGGTAGCGTATTTGTGAATGGATTAAAAGTGAAATCAATCAGCGGAGCGGACTCTTCAAAACTAAAAATTAAAAAACGAAACTTTAAAAATTAAAAATTATGGCTTTAACACCACAATTCGGTTCAATCAAACCGAGTCAAAAACAACAAGCTTTAGATTCCAACTATCTAAACTTTACAGACGGAACCACTACGGCTTTCGCAGAACAATACTTACCAGAAGTATATGAGCAAGAAATTGAAAGATACGGTAACCGTACTTTATCTGGATTCTTACGTATGGTAGGAGCAGAAATGCCTATGACTTCTGATCAAGTAATTTGGTCTGAACAAAATAGATTACACGTATCTTATACTGGAGTAACTAATTCTGTCGTAGGAA